TACTAGATGCTGGCGCAGCAAAAGCATTTCCCCACGTTGTTCCTAATAAATTTGGATCATACCCAACTACTATTCTATTTTGAATATAAGTATCACCTGTTCCGTAAACTATTAATTTTCCAGATGTTCCATCAGTAGACCAAACCCCGAAAGATTGTCCTGATGTACCTCCAGCAAGTTTTAATTTACGAATATTGTCAGTTATTAACAGGTCTGAAATACCTATATTTGTTGTTGTTAAAGAAGATTGTATAGTTGCTTTTAAATCTGCCCAAGTCATTTTTGCGCTTTCATAATAAGCCACCCCATCCCATCTATCAACATCGAATAAATCTACATTTTGTAGATTAGTTAACGCTATTGGATATTCATTTATTTGCATTTTTTTATTGTTTAAATTAACCCCGTGTTTGTTCTATAAAATGATTCAAAAGATGAAACATTAAAAGGCGTCATCGTACTATCTTCATAATTAGAAATATCCCTATAATCAATTAAGTATATAAGTTTTGTTTTCAATCCAATAATATTGTAAATATCGTTAATTCTATTTACATAACAATCAATGATTGGAATTTCAAATAAAATATATGTTCCGCTTGTAATGACTAAATAATTACCAATTATAGATATTGTTTTCATTTAAAATAAGTTCTTTTATCTTTAAATTTATCACTAAATTTTGCTTTTAAAACCGCTTCTCTAGTATCTTCTATATATTCAAGTTCGTCTGTTTCTTCTAATATTACGGGTATGTCGTTAATTCTATAACTATGATTATGGGCGTTATAATCTGATATAAAAAGCCTATTTTCAGAAAGCAAATATAAATCTGTAATAATTTTAGTAACCTCCTCATTTGTTGGGTCTGTTTTCAGCTCCCAAATATTAAGATTTTCACGAACAACCGAACTCATCTGCCTGTCATCAAATATAATATTATCAATTTGCTTATTAGGCTGCCTAGAACCAATAACTCCATAAAATCTAAACGTACCTATAACATTGCTATTAGTAAAATCAATACCCTCAATTTCATGGTAACTATTAAAAACGGCTTTTATTCTTGCTGTATAAAGTGCGTTTTCAATTGAAAACTCTAATAAGTTATATACTCCCCATTGAAAATCGAAAGGAATACCCGAAATATTCGCTACGATGTTTAATGTGTAAATTCCTGGACCATCTGAATTAAGAACGTCAATCCACTCAATTTGAGTAAAAAACGCATTTGGCTCATTTATAAATTCGTTAGATGTTGGTATATAATTTGTGATTTCACCGCATTTTTTTAACACAAATTGAACGCTATCCGCTGGGTCTGATAATTTTATCCATGATGGTGTGATATCGCTTTTCCAGGTGTCATTTGATTCGCTAGCAAGTACTAATTGAGTTTTACAGCAACGGTAATAACCTCTATTTTCTTCGTTGAAAATTTCGGGTAATTTTATAGCTTTAAATTCTCTTTTAATTCTTTCTTGAATCATGTCACAAATATATAAAATTAACTTGACACGGTTTTAATATTCAAAGATATGGGCGAAGTTGTTTTTATAAATTCTCCGAATGTTTTAGACCTGCCTGTTTTTTGTATTAATGGTGATTGTTTGTTTAAATCTTTTATTTTTGCGGTAATTGTAGCCCCATTTGATAGGTTTAATTTAGACGTATCAAATATACATTCCACTACTGCCGTTTCCATACTTGGAAACGTCAAAGAGGCAAATTGTCCTATTATAGGACTTAAAGGATTACTACCGTTATTATCAAAAGCAATAGTAGTTGAGCTTATCCAAGGTGGGGCGTTTTCAGTTGGATAAACTCTAATTTGACCCCATGTTTTATTGACATCCCATATACCGTTAATTAGCGTATGAGTTGCTCTAATTCGCATCATTTCGCCAATTGGTATAATATCTATAATTGTATTATCAATTTCACGTATTAATTCAATTGTAGACGTTATTTCAGCTTCATTATCATACGTAAAATCTATAATTTCAGCTTCATAATTATACGCAAGTCCGTCTTTTATTAATTCCAATTTTAATCTTAAAATCCAATCACCATTTTGTGAGTACTGTTGCCAATTTTTGTTTTGATTAGGGTAAAAATCGACACTTGCATTCAACTGCTGTAACCAATACTCCCATCTAATCACAATTGGATAATAAATTGAAACGCCATATTCATTACCTAAATCAATTGAATTATCACGCTTAAAAAGTGAATTAATTTTAAAAGAAGTATTAGGCATTAACGGATTAATAGACAAAGATTCATCTAGTAAATATTTGCCATCATTTGAAATTTGAACGGAATTAAAACTAAAAGAGTGCTGTTGTAATATAAAATCTTCATTTGTACCCGTATTAAAACCCTCAATCCTTATATTCAATCTATCATAAACAGCATATTGTTCTAATTTAAAACGTCCAAAAAAAGCCAAGTCATCTTCGGTGTCATATAAATTAATTATTTCATCATTTGGAATACTAATTGAATTATCAACTACATTTTGCGAATGGTCTAAAAATTCAATAGTATCAACCATAATTAAAGGTCCTCCAGTTGGCGGTACGGTTGTTAATTGTTCTTGAAATAACAAATAATTACAATTACCACCCCTTACCCATAAATAAAATAAGCGATTGCCATCTTCTTGACTGTCTATAAATGAAGTAAAATTTGCATTTGGAATAAAAGTGGCGTTTATTGTATGATTAGACCCTACTGAAGAAAATGAATTTATTACAATTGAATAACCAGCATTTAACGGATTAACATCTGACAATAGTGGCGATATAAAAACATTACGAGTATGGGCAACCATTGCCAAACTTTGTTGTGATTGGATTTTATTTTTGTAATAAGTGTCATCTACCGATATATAAGCGCCACCGATTCCTATTTGTGATAAATCGCCAGAAATTACAAAAGAAAAATTAGTAGGTATTGAATAATCTAGCTCAGTAATTAAACCACTTATAAAAGTTGAATCACTAGGTGTCGAATTATTAAACTCGTCATAGAATCCTGTATTAGCATTGTCGTTTAGAATTTTTACAGTTTGCGCATAAGGTTCATTATTTATTGAACTCCAAAGCATTTTAACATATGGCTTTAAGCAACCACTTGAATCAAACCATTCAGCATCATAAAAACCCGTTGATATAAATGAAATTTCAAACTCATAAACATAAGCATCTCCAGCGTTTGGAAGCCTTAAAACTTCTGAATAAATTAACGCCTGTCCCGATTGATTTCCTACTAATACGGCACTAGTATTAAAACCAATACCTAAAATTGAAATCATAGGATATATAAACCTAGTAGCCTGTCCGTCAATTAACGAAAATTCGTTTCCTGCAATACCGTTTTTAACTAAATTCAATCGAAATTCAACACTTTCACGGTTTCTATTAATAACCTCAATAGTTATACTTTCCTGATTAGTTTGTAAATACCAACCTGAATACTCGTTTTGTAGTTTTAAAATCTGTGCATCAACATATAATACAGTGGTTGTATATGTACTTAAAACAACTCCAAATTGGGTATATCTAGTTACTCGAATATCGTCACCAGTTCTAAAACCCTCATCAATCCAACTAATAGACGAACTTGTAACCTCCAATGTCGTATAATCCAACGGCATAGGGTTTGTAATTGAACTCATTTTAATACTTGATTCAATTAGTAATTTTAGCGTAACCCTATCGCCTGCGTTAAACTTTGCGAATGTGTTTATGTTTCCAAAATCGTCAGAGTATTCAGTATTGATTATTCTAACTGGCATATTTATTATTTAATTTATTTAAGCTGTCGAAATCATTTTCTTTTAACGCCTTAAAAATACTATCTATGTCTTTTAATTCATTTGGAATTTTTATTTTTGCATCGTTTGGTATTCTTTCAAACAATTTAGATAGTGATTTTTCTAAATTGTTTGATGATTCTCTCATTTGATTTAAAATATCGTCCATTTTTTAATTATTTATTGTTATTGTTTGTACTTTGCCACTAGCATAGTTATAAGGTTTTTTGTAGCTAATTGTAGCCATTGATTTATTAGCACCTGTACTACTTGTGTCAATATCTAAAAATTCTACTCTTAAAATTTCGCAAATATCACCATTAATATCAGCATAATTATTTATCAATAAATTTTGGAACTGTTCATCATTCATTAATACCCTTGCATTTTGGTAAATTTTAGCACCTCTTAATTGAATTTGGCTAAGATAATGAAATTTATTATAAAGTGCTCCAGCACTAATGTAATTCAAGTAGTTTTGTGGTTGTTTCCCTCCAATTGTATAAAGTAGTTTTGTGGTTTGAAAATACTGTTGTGAAAGCATTAATACGCCCTTTCTGTTCTCTATTTTACTAGCTAATGACGTACCGCCACCAAAAACACTACTAACCTCATCAATTACATCAAATAACTCTTTTACTCGCTCCTCTAACCAGTTTAATTTATCTTTTCGTTTACCCATTGCAAAGGGGATGGAAACTTCATTTAAACCGCTTATGGTTATTAATTCCTGACTATCTACACCTAATGGCTCGGTGCTATATTCAGCCTCGTTACCCTCAAAATCATCGTATGTATGCAAGTCTGTTATATCTGCAACATAATGGATATACAACCTCTTCCAAGCCTCTAATGTATTTACCGTGTATTCATTATCTCGTTCATTTTGCAAGTTCATTGCTGTATTAATTGAGTTTTGACTTATATTTTGCCAATAAGAATCATTTTCTAAATATACAACATTGTTAATTATTCTCATTTCTGCATAAAGTGTATTTTCCATTGCTTCAATTAAACTCATTAAAGTTGGTGTCGTATCACTTGCCGTTGGGTATCCTTTGTTAAATGATTGATTAAGTTCGTTTTGTGTAAATTCAAACCATTTTTTAGATTGTTTTTTCAATGGTACTGGCAAAATAGTTAATGCTGACAAATTATCTAATAATGTAGATTTAAAGCTATAATTTAAAAAATTACATCCCTTTTCAATTAATTCTTTTACCTTTGTCGCTTTTAAATATCGAATTTTAGGAAAAATCAAATCAAAAAGTTGCTGACCTAGTTTTATTATAGCTGTAATCATCAAAGCTACAAAAGCAATTTGAGCAACAACCTTTAAAACTAAACCTATAATATCTCCCACGTCAAAAGTAACCCCTAAACCTACATTGGGAGTTACTGCACCTATTAAATCGGTTACTGTTGATATTAATATTTTGACTTGGTCGATTAGTTCTTTTCCCATAACATAAAGCGAAATCGCTAACGTTAAAGCTAGTTCCGCTTGATTATCTTTTACAATTATATAAGGCAAATCAAATGGATTAAAACTAACCCCCTTTTTTACCATTAATTCAAAACTAGTTCCCGATGCTTGCTCCCTAAAACTATCTTTTCCGAACCGTTTTTTTATTTTCACTTCGACTTCAAAATCTCTAAAAACGGGGCTTTCTTGTAAGTCTACATAGTAATCAATTGTTATTCCCGAACTACTTTGAACATAATAAGGCAACCCTTCAAAAAAGCCTTTTTGTAATATAAAATCCTTTACAATATTAAACGCCTCACGTGTTAATACAATAGTACTTACATTTAACTCCAATTCATCTGGTCTATTGGTAAAATCGCTTATTATACCAATTTCACCAATATTTCTAGGAGAAATTTGTATTCCATTTAAAAAATGTTTCATCCCTTAAACCTATAACGGTTATTAATTAATAAATTGCCTTTTTTCGTTTGTTTTGATAGCCATAAAGTGCCATCAATAACCTTTTCAATATCTATGGTAGTTTCTTGCTTATTTTCAATAGCTTTTACAACCTCATCCATCTTCGTTTTTAATCCATTAATTTGACTATAAAGCTCAATATTTTTCCATCCATCATTTGAATTATTTAAAATATTACTAGAAACATCATTTATATTCATATTTGAATTTTCTTTAATAATTTCTTTGTATTTTATAGCGTAATTAATTGCGCTTTCATTTGTAAGTTTTGCGCCTAATTTCTTTTTATTTAATTCTTTTGGTATCACTCCCTCGTTTGGATGCAATACAGATAAAAAACCGCCCTTGCCGTCTATTCCATTACCCGTTTTACCCGTGTCCTCTGTTCCTTTCTCAAAAGCGGGTATCGAATTAATAAACGCCTGCAAAAGCGAAATATCTCGTATAGTGTCCGCTAAAGGTGTTTTGCTTCCTGATTCTATATTCTTTTCATAACTAGAGAAAGCCGTTGATGCTAATTCTATACGTTGTTTTCTTTTCTCTTCACGCATTTTTGCTATATTAGCCTCTTTTATCAACCTATGCTCCTCTTCCAATGATTCTTGTGCGTTTATATTGCCATTAATAGCCTTTTGTTTTAAGTCTTCATATTGTGCCTCATGTGCGCTTATTTCTTTATCTATTGCCTCTATTCTTTTATCACTTTGTTTAATTAAATAATCTGTAAGCATTCCAGCCAACTCTTGTCGTTTCTTGGACGCTTCTTTTTCGTTTTCTAAAATTTTGTCATTTGCTTCCTTAGCATCTTCAACAGCTTTATCCATTGCCGTTTTATTTGAATCTTTTATTTCATTTTGCACGCCTTTTATTTCATTTGCCGTGTCTCTATCCAGTTGTAATATTTCATTATTTGCATTGTTTTTAATCTCGATTATTTGAGTATTTAACACATTTTCTGACTCAATTTCAATTTGCTTTATTTTATTCAGCTCATTTTGATAATTCAGTTCTATTTTTGCTATTGCTTTTTTATTGCCGTTCGCTCCTTTTATGAGTTCTTTATATTCGTTTTCAGTTGAATTTTTTATTTCATTTAATCGTATTAAATTAGCATCTTTAACCGCCTTTATTTCGTAATCTCTTACCGATTGTATATTTTCTATTTGAATGTCCTTACGTTCATTGATTAACTCAATAATATTATTATCATTGCCCGTTCCAAATCGCTCGCCGTTACTTATTTGCAATGTTTTTTCTGCTTCAATTAATTCATTTTTTGAAGCTATTAGCTCTGAAATATCACTAGCTTCAATGTTTTGAGAGGATTTTAAATATATATCGTATTGATTATTCAACTCCTTAATTAAGTCAATTTGGTTTTTAAATTCGGTGTTTATTTCTTTTGTAGAATTTATTTTTTTTGTTTCAAAGTCTTTTGAACTAACTTTTTCAAGTCCTTTTGTTGATGCAATATTTCTATTTAATTCTAAATCTAAATCCGATAACTCATTTTTATATGCTTCAATACTTTTGCTCGTAGCATTTATATTTGCGCCCAATTGTCCTATCAAATCACCTGCAGAAATTGTATTTTCATTGCCAAAAATATTAGTGCTTTTCAATCCTAATTCTTTTTGAATTTCTAAAATTCTTTCCTCAGCTTTCTTTTGTTTTTCTGATTTTAATAATTTAAAAGCATCTCCCTTACTTTCTGAAAATTGAATTTTTGCCAATAATTCAGCTTCCTTTTTTAATGCTAAATATTTATCTTTTCGCTCCCTTACTCTATCAATATTATTACTTAATTCTTTACTAGATATTTCAATAGCTTCTTGTTTTAATTTTAAAATCTCTTTTTCATCTTTTAACTCACCACTTTTAATTTTTAAATCAATATCTTCTAATTTTAAACTCAATACAGATTTTATATTTTTTATGTTTTTTTCTGTTGATTTTAAAGCGTTATTAGTTGTCTTTTCTAGTCTTGCCATATCTTCCTCCGCCTGAGCCGCTCCGCTTGCTATTCTATATAATTCAGTGCCTAATTCAAAAGCTAAACCTATTATAGCCGTCCATCCGATTGATTTTAAACTTCCTGCAAATTTTTTAGCACCCGATTCAGAATTCGTAAGCTCCGCACCTACTCCTTTTATGGCATCTTTTGATTTGAATAAATTTTTTGAAAAGTCAATCAAACCACTATTTAAAATCTTTTGCCTAGCCGTAAATATTAAATAAGAAGTTCCTAGTTTTATAATTGAATCTATTATTAATTCTAGATTTTTTATTAAAAAACCTATTATATCACCAAATGACCCCGTCACATTACCAGCGGAATTAATCCCTAACACATATTTATCAAATTCTTTTCCTAATTTTTCTAAATTTGCGTTAAGTGTATTATTTTGCACGTTAAATTCCTTACTTAATCCCGTTGCCTTTTCTGCTTCTTCATTGCCTATTTTTTGTAATTTTGCCCATTGGTCTGTCTCATTTGCTAAAATACCAACTATCGAAGCCGCACGAGAACTCTCGACGCCAAAATCACCTAATGTTTTCACTAATCCATCTAATCCGCCATTACTCGACTTTGCACCAATAGCAACCGCTTTTAACGCTTCAATAGGATTGTTTTTTATTAATGCAGAAAATGATTCAGCGGTCATATTAGCTACCTTTGCATATTCGCTTTGATTTGATGCTAATTTAGGCAATAGAGTATTTAAGGTAGTCGATGCAACCTCAACACTTTGACCCGTAGAATCAAATAACGCCCCTAGTGCCTGTATTTCTGCTTGTGGTATTCCTGCAACACCAGCAACCCCCGCCATTCTATTAGTAAAATCTAGTATCGCTCCTGCGCTTGCCTTTGATTCACTCGCCAACGTGTTTAATGTTGACCCAACAACTGTAATAGATTTACCAATTCCTAATCTTTCTTCATCACCAAAAACACTAGCTATTTTACCCAAATTTGTGGCAATTTCATCAGCCGTACCGCCTAAATCATCCCCCAACGCTACAAATGCTTGGTCTGCACTCACTACAAAATCAATTATATTTTGTTTACCAGTTATGCCCAATCTACCTGCAGATGTTGTCAACTCTTGAAGTGCTGTTACAGACGTTCTCGTGTCTATTTTTAACAACTCATCTACAATCCCTTTGACTTCGTTTTTTGTAAGTCCAGTTGTTTTTTGAATACCAGCCAAACCCTCATCAAAATCCCTAAGGGTTTGAACTGAACCTCGTATGGCGGTAAATAATCCAAAACCGCCTGCTAATTGTTGAATGTTTCTAGTTAATCCCTTTACGGCACTAGAGTAATTACCAACGTTTCTAAAATTATCGCCTACCGTTGAATCAATCTTTTTTAACACTTTATCACCTGCCTGCGCTTCACGTGTTACTGTTCTATAAGTATTAGCTAGTTCTTTATATTCTTTTGAGTTTCTTTTACCTGAATTAGCTAAGTTTATCATCTCAATAGCCAACCTTTTACTTTCGTTCTTTTGTTCTCTAGTTGAATTAACTAATTTTTTATAAGCATTATTATTGTCTTCAATAGCTTTTTTATTTTTTTGGTTGGCTCTTTCTTCTGCTTCTTTTTGCTTTGTTAATATTTGCGAATTTCTTATAATTTCTCGCTCCGTTTTTATAGTTTGTTGTTTTAATTTTTCAGAATTTATTTCAGACTTTGTCTTCAAATCCAACGCCTGCGCCTCCAATTTATCTAATTGAATACTTTGATTTTTCATTTTATTAGCATCTCCAATAGCCTTTGTAAAAGATTGCAAACTTTTGGTATCCTTAATTATAGCAGACCCTAATTCTTTTTCAAGTATTATTGCACTTTCTCTAATCTCATTATTTAAAAGTTTTATTTGTTCGATTGTTTGTACGGCAGAAAATCGAACGTCTTTGAATAAATCGCTTTCAGATATTTCTTCCCTTTTAACTTGTGACATTTTATTTAGATTTTCTGTTGTTTTTTTCTTGCCTAACCTCTTTATTAGCCTCTATGTAAGCCTTTGTCAACTCTTCATATTCAGCTACTGTTATTTCATTTATTTTTATATGAGAACCGTACCATTTGCCTATATAAACCAATGAGCGTTCAATGCTAATTCTGTTTTGTTTTTTTCTATTTATTGAGTTTAATTTTTCTCGCTCAATACTTAGCTTTGTTTCTATAAAATTATCACGTGTAAGAACCCATTTAAGTTCTAAAATTGCAATATTCTTTAATAGCTTTAATACTTTTAAATATTTTTCATTAAATCCAAACCTTTGTAAATATTGGTCGTATAACGTTAACCATTTATCTAAATCACTGCTTAATTCTAATTGGTCGAATTTTACCGATTTTCGTACATATCTTAAATCACCATCCAAACACTTAACCCAGTTATAAAGTTTCATTTCGTCAATTGATACCCAAAACTCTTCGGACGTAGGTTGGATAGTTGTATTTTGCTTTTTGAACAAGCCTTTGAATATTCTCATAACTTAAACCGATTATTTGCTCACGATACCATTCTTGGTTAATCATTTTATCAAAATCTGCATCTATTTCAATATAATCAAAAAAAACAGTAATAAACATTGAACTAAAAAAAGCCCCTGTATCTTTTAAAGTATATCTATCGCCTGCCTTTTTTAGTCCGCCACTTATTATTTCTGTTGCCTCTGAATAATGTCCTATTACATTACCCTCGGAATCAATACCCTGTTTTATTAATTGGTCATTTTGAATCCAACTAAGTAGAATTTCTTTTTTTAAATCATATGTAAATAATTCAACCCATGCTATTGAATCGTAAAGCAATGAAGTTTTTTTTAAAACTTCGCCTATTCTAGTATCTAAAAAATCAATCATGTATATTTTAAAAAATGCACCTTATAATTTTACAAGGTGCATTCATTAATTATTAATCCTTAGCTAATTCGCTTTTAGGGTCTTTTTTCGCTTCAACTTTTAACAATTTCAATGCCTCTGCATGAGCTTCACGTATTGTCTTTTCTGGAACGTTTCTAAATACTTTAAAAGCATCAGAAAGTTTCATTTTTACTAATTCGTTTGCATTAAAACCAAAAACACCCTTTTTAATAGTCAAAGTTTTTTGTTCTGATGATTTTTCCATAATTCAAAATTATATATTCGCTAATATATTAACCTCATTACCGCTAAAACCTGATTTCATGACAATAACCTCCAATAAATCACCAGCGTTAAACGTTCCTGCAAGCATAGTTAAAACATAAGACCCTGGAGAAACTTCAGCAACTAATGTAGGATAAGAAACAGTTAAGCCGTTTACATTAACCGTCCAGTCGCCAACATTTGTAGCTCCTTGATATTTAATAGGATTTAACGCCGTACCGTACTCAAACATCGCTTTAAATGATATTTCTTGATTAGATGCAGACGCAAGCTCATCAGTAAAAATAACATCAATCAACCCCTCTAATTCATTGAAATTAACGCCTGCTTCTGTTGAAGTTAACATTTTTAATGTTGAATCCTTGAATAAACGTGAAAAATCAAACTCTAAATGAATTTTTGATGGCTCTGAATCAGTTGGCAGCATTAATCTTACATCCCAAGAAGAGTTGTCAACTGGAATAGGATATAAAAAATTGTCATTCGCATCGTAAGAACCTATTAAATTTCCCTCAATATCTACTATATAAACACCAAAAGAAACACAGCCCGCAGACTCCATTTTACCCAACAAAGTAGGGCTTGAATCCTCTTCCCATAAATCCCCAGCAAAAGACCTTTTTCCATCTCGTAACTTTGCTTTTCTACCACTAGCCGCTTCAGCTGTTATTGGGTCTGCCTTTGGAATTGTTACATCCTCAAATTGTGGCAAAGGAAACCATCTTGTTGACGGGTCAAGTGAAATAATCAAATCATTCCAATCAGGCAAAAATGTCGATAAATCAATACCGTTTTTTACACCTGTTGAGGATTTCAATGGGACTAAAATAAGTGAACTAGTCACGTTTTGAATAGGAATACACCCAGGTTTTCCTAAATTCTCGATTCCTGCATTGCAGTCACAAACATTCATTTTTTTAAAATTTTAATTATTAATATTTAACATTCACACCCTTTTTTGTAACGTATTAGGGTCGGTTGTGTTTCTACCGCTGACACGTATTCGTTAATTATTTTATTTACATTACCTTTATTGTCAATATAAACTCCAAACCTAGCACGCTCAATAATTTTGTTTTCAATTATTGTTTTAAACATCCTATCTTTTTTAAACGTTTCATAAAAACGTTCTTGAAGATTGTTTAACGGTTGTAATACTAAGCGGTGCTGTTCTTCATTCGTCCACCTTTGTTCATTTGCTTGGTCCATAAAAAAAATTTGAGGTGTTACCTCCCTTTCTACGGATGAACCACGCCCAAACGTTTTTTCTAAATAAGTTTCATTTAACCAAACGGCTGGCATCTTATTGTCTGCAAGTTTTTCCATTTGATGATACTCATTATTTACAGACGTTGGCGTGCCTGAAAAAAAATGTATTTTTTGACATATTATTTTTGTACCCTCATAAGGCATGGGAGCTGTCGGTGTAACTTTTTCTAACTCAACCCACTCATTATTCAAAAAATCCGTTACAACATATAAAAATCCGTTTTCATCTGATATGATTTTACCTATTGATAAAAATAAAGTTTTGCAAACGTAAACACGTGAGCCAACAACGGAACTAACTTTAATATCTAAATCAATGTTAGAAACCTTTTCTTTTATCAAATCGGTTAAACTTACCATAAAGGGTTAATTGTATTAAATCTTTGACCTTTAAATAGTGGATATGTAGCCATATTATCACTACAATACAACTGAATAGCATCTACCTGCAACACCTGCTCATTATACCCACTATAAGACGCCTCACGTAACGAATTGGCGTTTTCTTTTCGTGTAATTGATAAGCCTGTGGGGTCTTGCTGTTTCTGCAACTCTTTTACCCATTCCGAACGAATAAACCCCTTTAAAATGGATTTAATACCATTACTATAAATATATCCATTACCTTTTTGAACAAACAATTGATTGTTTAATACAATAAATCCTGGCGAAACGGGTATGCCAAAAGAATCGACATCTAGTAAATACAATTCTGCCAACTCTAGACCTAAAATACGTACTAGATAAGGCTTTTCCAAGCTATCAATCAACCCGTTAATATCAATATTTTGATAAGCGTTTGAATTAATGGCGTTTGGTGCATTGTTAAAATCTCCTATTTTGACTATTATACCCATTAAAACCCGATTTTTTTTTATTTATCAATCACTTTTGTAGATACTACTGGTGTAACCTCCTCAATGTTTTGATTTGTTACCTTTATAGCTTTTTTCTTTTCGATTAATTTTTCAGCTTGAATATGATGCAACAATTTTACATCTCCAATCGGTTTGTCATTTTTCATCAATCGAACAGCAACGTAATCACTTTCTTTGTTAAATGTTACTTGCTTACCTACTTTTTTTTCTGTTTTTGCAATTTTAAATACTGGCATATTTTTTATTTTTATGTTAAAATTAACCGCCTATTAATTTAGGCGGTTTTTCGTTAAATTGTTAAAGACGCTTTAACTGATGCTAAGTCAATAAACATCCAAGAAGGCATATCCATTTTAGCAATATACAACAAAGAAAACACCTCACCGATTGCGCTTTTCTTGTTTGTAATAAATTGGTCATTATACATACCAAAACGAAGAATATAACCGCTGTGAATTTCTCGGTATGTTGATGAATCTCCAATTAAAGCCATGCCCTGTGACATTTTATTTGTTGATATTAAACGCATTCCGTTTATAGTTCCATTCATTAAGTAAGGTACTAATCTCCAATTGCCATCCGCATCCTGTGTAAACATTGTGGCTACTACATCAGCTGGGTTCATAATAACCGTGTCCGCATTATAATTCATGCCATCAATTACAGAAGCAGCCGCAACCGTTGCTATACCATTATCAGCAACTAATAATGTGCCATCCAAGGCAGAAGAAGTGTATGGCACAGCGTTTATTTCAATAGTGTTAATTAACCCATCTTGCCAAGCTCGTAAAACGTCATCTTCAAACATTGCGATAATTTCACTAAATAACCTATCATTATCCATTTCAAACTCCTCTGACCATTCGATACGTCCTGCATATTTTACTCGGTCGGTTGTTGTTCTTACGAATTGATATGTCAATAGTGGTTTTGTTCCACCCTCTTCAACTACTTCAACAGCTCCAGCCGTTGGCTCTTGCTCTGTTTTAATTATTTGTTGAGGCACTTTTGATACTTGACGGTTGCGAATCACATTTAACATAAAATTCTCTGGATACCTGATTTTGGCAATATCATTGTCAAAAGCATAGTTCTCAAGATTAGGCATAGTAATTGAATTACCATACGTAGTAGTATCTAATTGACCTTGTGGTGCTCGTTTTGCATCAAAAGAAAATTCAAAGTCTTGACCGCTTTTTATAGCTTGTCTTATTTGCTCACTATTTTTCTCTAGTAATTTACGTAATTGGAATTTTTCAACATCACCAAGCTGTCTAATACTTCTTTGTTCTACTTTATCCAAAGCCAAGGCAATTGAACGGATTTGGTCGGCAATTGTTTGAACATTGCCATCTTCTCCCTTTGGCATTTCACCTAACGCGCTTCTCATTGCATCAGTCATTTTTTCGCTATAACGCTTTTCTGTTTCCTCGTCTTGCTCTTCTAATTGTGAATTTAATGCTGTTTCAAAAGCTGTAATAAATCTCAATTGTGTTTCTTCTAATTCTGCACCCTGTTTTGATAGTGCTTCTCTTAAATTAAATGGTTTTCTTTTCATTTTTTAAAAAAATTTTACTTTATTAATATTCGCATTTATTTGTTGTTTAGGACAGTGTTCGGCACGGCTATCCGTATTAATTGAGTTTAGTAAACCTCTTAAATTTTCAATCTCTTGATGTTTAAAAACTTTTAATATTTCTTTTTTTTGGTAATCGTTAAAACTTCTTAATTGGGCATTTTCATCACTTGAAAATGTAACTAGTGAAATTTCAAATAGTTTTATTTCACGAAGTATTAAAGCATCATTAACCTCATCCCATTCTACTTTATCCCATACATAGTTAAAACCGTATGATAATTGTCTCAAAACACCTTGCCTAACCTCTGATAAAGCCTCTTCTGATGCTGTTGTGCCTGTTATTATTTCAGCTTCAAAATACAAGCCGTAATCATCCTCTAATAACTTTGTAATATTACCAATAGGCTCTGATTGTCTATGTTGTTTTAAAATAACTATTTTATTTTTTCCCGAACCATTAACCCCCCTTGCATTTATGCTATTAGTACAAGCTCCTTTTATCACGATTTCATTATAATCATTCTTTGAACCCCAAACTATTGCATAACCTTTTATAAGCCTGTCACCCTCGTTAAATTTAGAACGTTCGCCATCTAAAGGAACTGAAAAAAAACTATTTGAGCCTCCTCGTTCTTTTTTTATTTCTTCTATTTTTGAATCCATTGAGTTAATTTTTTATTTATTTGTTCAGTTGACATCCCCAATTCTTGAAGAATTTTGATATTTGACAATTCAATAGTGTCCGCCTCTAATTGTGTTTTTCTGTCCGATTGTAATATTTCTATATTATCTGTACTCTTTCTAAATTCCCAATCCTCTGGAAGATAAAATATTTTTGTTAAAGTTTTGGATATATCTTCAGCATAAGGATTTATTATATTTTGCCATAAATGCTTCTCTGCATCTCGTTTGTTTGAAAATGTAGATGAACCACCGCTATAAATCAATTCAGTTGAAACGCCAAAAATACTAGCTATTGCCATTGAATCTACTTCGGCTTCTTTAAACGGTTCTAAATCTTTTATTTTACCTAATGTTTCAATAAAACCCAAAGGGAAAGAAGATATGCCCGTAAACATTTTATCTCCAACAATACCCTCCATATTGTTTAAATCTTCTAATACTCTATCCCTTGTAATTGGGTTTATTTGCTCGCTAATAGTTGAAGCTCCTTTGTCATCTTTAAAAACTATACCTGCAACCCCATTTTTGTCATACACATTAAATCTAGCAGAATAAACAGCCAATAGATTGTTTATATTTCTTGTTACAGATAATAGTGGCGTTTTAGTTTTTAAATTTTCATCTATTTGCGAAATTGAATTATAATTAACCTCATCAGTATTTAAAGACATATCAATTAACCAATGAGTATTATACATTTCAATTAATTCCGAAATATCACTAATTAAATAGGGATTAGGGATTGATTTTTTTATTTTTATTTCTACAGTATCAGGATTTAATACCCAAATATTACTAATCCTATCAACTGTTTTTGTTTTAAAAGTTGATGGCATTTTAGTTAAAACAAAACTCCCTCCGCTTGCTAATTCACTAAATTGTATTTGATAAATTAATTCACTTAATGAGTTAAATGGATTAGGGTTTTTTAATAATCTTACTAAATTATTAGGTAAATTCTCAACTATTTTATCAGTGTTTTTATTATATATATTAAATTTGCAAGATGCAACCCTGTCAGAAATAATATCAATCGGTGCGAAAATTTCGGCTATTGTGGAAGCAAAGTAAACGGGGCGTAAAGGGTCGAATTTTTGATAAACGCCACTTGATAACATTTGATTTATATAATGGTAAAATTTACCGTTGGCATCAACTTGAACCCAATTATTTTTTGGCGTTGTATTTACTTTTTTACCAAAATCCCAAAACCCCATTTTTTTTGAAATATTTTATTCAAAAATAGTTATTTTTTTTATATAAAACATTTTTTTTTATATAGGGTGCGAATTTATTATTTTTTTATGTTATTAAAAAGTAATTCTTTGAATTTTATTTTTATAACATTTGAAGCGAATGTAGTTACGTCCATAGCATCAGCTTTGTGCGTGTTTGTGCTATCACGTTTAAACTTTGTTAAATCACTAATATAATGAGAAAATTCAATATTTTTTTTATAATCTTCATTAAATACAAAATGTTTTATAACAGTTTCAAATCCTGATAATATGCGCACCGTTTTTGGTTCTCGTGATGTTATAGGATTTATTTTTGTATTATAATTCGCTAACCTTTTAACTCCCAAAATAAGTGCTAAACCTAGACCGTTTGATTCTATAAATATTTCCGATACATTATGTTCATTTATTTTATCTATTATTCTTGTTGTATTAGCTTCAATACCGTTGTTATTATGTATGACATCATTAACATATACAAGTAACCTATCATCTTCAAAATAAATTTTAATAAATATAACACTCAATTTATCGCCCCCCTCATCTGCAGGGTCAGCAAAAGCCATTGAATAAATAGGCTCATTTGTTATTTTACTGAATTTCAATGAATCAAACGGAATAAGCAATCCTAGTAAGTCCTTAGGGTCTTGCTGGTATTGTGAATCAAAAGTTCTTGGGCTGTTTTCTTTAATCCTATAAAGCTCTTCAAGTGTATGCTTAAATGACCATAATGCTACATCGTTAAAATTTTCATCTTTACTAATAGCAGGAATACTTAATAAAGTCCATTCATTCGGCTCTGTATTCATTAAATATCCTATTAAATCTCTATCGTGTACTGCCTGTCCTATTATTATTATTGGGGTATTCCTTGAGTTTGTTCTACTTCGTATCGTGTTTTCAAATCTTTCATTTATTCGCTCCCTTTTTATATCACTATCTGCATCATCAGGTTTTAAAGGGTCATCTATTACGATTGCACCCGAAAATTTGTTTTTTTGTAGTTCGCTTAGTTCAATTAATTCTTTATTTAACTCTTCGTCTTCGATGTCCATTTCTCCAGCTCCAAAACCTGTAATTTGTCCGCCTGTTGATGTGGCATAAACTCCACCGCCTTTTGTAGTGTACCATTTCTTTTTTGCCGTGGATGCTTTATCAATTGCAACCCAAGGATATAGCCTATTATATTCAGTTGTTTGTACAAAATCTCTTATCTCTTCGGAATTATCCAACGCTAAATCACTAGAGTAACTTAAATGTATAAATTTTGAAGACGGGTTTAATGCCAACCCCATTGATATAAAATTAATTACTGCAAGCTCTGTTTTTCCGTATCGTGGTGCTATTCGTATGGCTAGTTTTTTAATCTCACCTTTAAAAACTTTGTCTAAATATTCACATATTAATTCGTGATGCCAATTAACTACAAATTTTTTATTATATCTATGTTTAAAATGGTATTTACTAAAAAACAAACTACTATAAAGCGTTTCGGCTCTTATTATATCAATTTCAGAAAGTTCCATTTTTAAAATTAATAATCTTCTTCTAATTTCTTTTTTAAAGATTTAATTTCGTCCGTACTTAGTGGCTCGGTTTCTGAATTTACATTAAAATTTGTGTTTTCAGTTTTTGTAATTAAGCCAAGTTTTGAAGTCATTATGCGTGGGTCAAATTCACCTATCGATGCGCCATTGAATTGATTAACAAAAACTATTAACTCTATTTGCTCCATTGCTTCCAATAGCTCTGATTCCGTTTCATTAGTTGGATTATTTTTAAATCTAAGTTTTGAATTTCGCCACCAAGAAAACGAACAACCAAGAAACAAACAAAGACCCTCAATGCTGTATGGCTGTGACTTTGGTTTTTTCTTCTTTGTTATATCATCAGGTGTATTAACATTGATTTTTTTTGTAATTTCGTTAATAACCCATTTATTTGAATCCATATATTCAAAATATTCATAACTAGCATCTAGCAAAAGTTCTTTTGTTGCAAAAAGTTTTTCTTTTCCGTGCTTTGTTCGTCTTTTCCAAAATTGACTGCCTTTAGGTGGTGCCATTATTTAATTATTAAATGTTTAATAAATTTAACTAATACAAAAACTAAAAGAATTATTAAATATACAATATATCTTCTTGACATTGCTTCACGTTCATGTTTAAATTTCTTTATTTCATAAATTGAGGGCATATCTTTAAAAACCAATATTGAGCATATAAGCCTATCTAAAAAAACCAATATTGAAGCTAATATTATAATAAATATTTTTAAAGTTTCTTTTAGTATTTTTTTCATTTTTTGAAGTGTTATTTTTAGTACAAATATAATAAAAAAAATTAGCGTTCTAAATATTTAAGCAGTTCAAGTGTAGCGCAACAGTCACCCATGGCAGAATGCTTGTTTTCATGCGCTAAATTCAAACCATTACAAAGGTATTCAAGTGAGTAACTATCTGAATTTAACAACTCCTTAGATAGGTTAATGGTATCTAAATTATTTATAAATAAAAAATCCGTGCTTTCATTTGTAAACCGTTCAAAGAAATTAATAATTCTAGGCAAATCAAATTTTATTAAATTATGACCTATTAATTGTATGGGGTTATTATATTTGATTTTACTTATTATTTCATTACATACGATATTACATTCTTTTCCTAATAATTGTATTTTTTCTATTGAATGCCCATGAATATATTCAGCACGTTTTGAATATTCCATTAAATCAATGGAATTATGTTTTTTATATGGTTTTATTAATGTTTCATATTTATCAATTATATTATATTTTTCATCAAAAAAAACAATTCCTATTTCAACAATACCACTATTATAAATATTAAAGCCCCCTGTTTCAATATCTATTATAGCTCTGTTTTTATTCATTTAGTTTTGTTTTTTAAATATATTCTAATAACAATATAAGCATCTGCAATACAATTATCACATTTCTTTTTAAGCTTTAATCCTGTTATTTTCTTATAAAAAAAATCTAACTTTCCGAACTCAATATGTGTTAAATACTTGTCATTATTATTAATTTTTTCTATTAACCAATCGGGAATTTCCATTTATTTAAAGCCGTTAATATGATATTCAGTATGAGTTTTGTTATTTCTTATTATTATTTCTAATTCAAGTAAATCACAAATTTCGATTAAATCTTCAAACTTTGTACTACCCTTGCGTAATGTTCGCCAAAAACAAGTTGCTTGCCTATTTAAGGACTTGTTTAATTCTCCCTTTTTTGAAAATCCTGCACCTACTCTTTCAATGTTTACTATTTTGTAAATTTCTGAATCTTTATTTTTTATCATTTTTAGTCTATATTATTAAATATTTCAAGTTCTGCACCTTTTAACATTTCGGGTTTGTAAATAAGTTCAATACTATCAAAAATTACTTGCTCATTTTCGTAATATTGCATACTAATATTGTGCATTAAACGACTTCTATTGTATGGATATATTATTAAATTATTTATGATTTTATTAATCATTCCTATTGTTATATCTAAATCTTTTTGAATAAAAAAAACTGATTCACTTTTTAAAATAAGCTCCGAACATCGCAAGGCTTTATATTCAGTAATCCCAAATTGTTTTGAAAAATCTAGTACAGTCATTTAGAAATTATTATCAATTTTAAAACATTCATTAGTTGCAAACCATTTTTTTTCGCCATGTGGTGAAGTCCATGAGCGACCCCTTAAATTAAAGTGTATAGTTACCACACTCCCTAATTGGTAGGCGTTTATTATATCACAATTTTTATTCGCTAATTGGAATGGTATTTCTTGCGAATATTGTCCCTCTGTTTTTATTACAAAATTTCTTAATGAAAAATTTTCTGTTTTTTGCTCCGTTTCGCTAATATTTATTAACTCGCCTTTTATTTGATACATATTTAAAATGTTAATTTAATTACTAATTCATTTAGCTGTTTGTTTATTAACGCAGCTTCTTCTTTTGCTATTTTTACCCACTCTGTTACTGGTTTTATTAATGGTCGTGATTTTGTTCCTAAGTTTATTTCTGAATCCAAAGTTATTTTTTTTACAAATAATTTTTTTAATGCCTCTTCTCTGTATGAAACAAAATACAACTCTTTTAGTGTGTCAATTACAGTAAAATAGTGCAAGCATTGATGTATATTGTCTAACGGTATTTCGTCCTCAATACACGTTTGTACGTGTTTTTTTGCACCAGGACATTTTATTTCACAAGCTATTGTTTTGCATTCTGTTAATCCGTCTGGACTTATAGCTAAATTAGGAATGTCCGATATAATATACCCAATTTGGTTGAATTTTAAACCTGTATATAATTCTATTTGAGCCCTCGCTATGGGTTCTAAAAAAATACCCCTAGCCATGTCATCACTCATATAATCATCTTCATTAGATTGATAAGATTCGGTATATTCTGCTAATAATTCAAAAAGAAGCGTGTCAGATTTTACAAATAATCCTTTTGACCTTGTACCGCCTATTTTAGCATTTCTTAACTCGTGCCACATTTCGCTACCCTGTTCAACATCATGTATAGTCATTTCAGTTCATTTTTTAGTTCGTCTTTTTTTGCTATTATAACGGCTTTATTCTGCACTTCTTTTGAAAATGAAGTATATACACCTTTTAACTCTTCAAGTGTCTTACAGTCGCTTAATTTAGCTAAATAAGGCGTTAAATCAACAATCTGTGTTTCTTCGTGATTCAATGGCGTTATAATTATTAATTTCTTTTTTCCTCTCGATACCGTTGTTATTATCCTTTTTGGCTCTGTTATATTACTAGCGTGACTTATTACAATACCACCAACATCTAACCCCGAAAATTTAATAGTCTCATCCCTGAAAATAGTTAAACTTCTCCCAATATAGTCAAGTCCATTAACACCCCAAATTTGTACCAACGCCCTGCGCATACCCTTAGACGGCTTGTATGGCTTATTATTATCACCGTCAAAGTATATGCTTATAGGTTGAGTTTCGCTATCCGTTTGCTTTATATCCCGTATCTTTATTGTTTTAGACCCACTTATTAAATCATCCGCATTTAATTGGTCTGATTTTGGTACTATTGTTATTCCTAAATCTATTTCTAATTCCATTTTGTTTTTTTTTAATAATTAAAATAATATGCTAATTCATCAGCCCAATACCCTTTTGAAAAAATATCTTGTGTTTGTGTTATTATTTTTACCTCATCTGATTCAACCCAAACTAATTCATGTAAATCTCCAAATTCATCTTGAAATTCACATGATAAAACTGTAAACAAAGGTACATCATCTGTAAATATTGGAGAAATATCAACATCTAAATTAATCACTAAACAACTATAATTGACATTATTTACATCAATATAAACGCTAAAAGTTTTTTCATCAAAACTACTGTCATTGTATTTTAATTTGCCTAATTCTAGTATCTCGCTAACTGTTTTCATAATTGTTCTACTATTTTTTTATATCTTAATTCTAATCTATTTATACACTTATTATAAATTTCGTTTTTATGGCTCATCTTTTTAATAAAAAATTCACTAGAATTGAAATTTATTTTAGTGTGTTCAGTCATTTTTTTAAAAAAATTTATAGCCTCTAGTATTTCAATACATTGTTGATGAAGCTCTATTTTTACTATTTTATTAATCACATCCATTTGTTTTGTTTTGTTTTGTTTTGTTTTGTTTTGTGTTACAAATGTAATATAATAATATAATATAAAGCACCTTTATATTAAAAAAAACGTTATTTATATACATTCTAAATAACATTATACCTATTCAAATGCTCTATAAATTCTTCAAGTGAACGAATAACCCAATATAACCGCCCCAAAGATTCAACATGAGATTGAAATTCCTTTTGTTTTGGTGATTGAACTCCTCTATAATCTTTAAACTCGCAATAAATAATTATAGAACCCGTATCAATTACGGTGTCAGAAACGCCTGCCATTAATCCCGTTGCCTTTTTTCTCATTTGTTCGACTGCTGAACGCCCATCATTGGGCACGCTGAATATTAATATTCTAGGTTTATGGTGTTTCAATCCGTAATTATTACGTAAATACATTACGCATTCTTGCTGTATCGCTGACTCTGTTAACATATTTTTCTAAAATTAATTTGTCTTAATGCCCATTTATAGTTATAACCCATTAATTTACCATATTGAATGAAATCGTCTTTACTTTTTAAGTAGTGATAAATCCAACTCTTTGAATATCCTTTTGATTGTTGTATTAAAATTAAATCTTTTATACTAGATTTTTCGGCTAGTTTTTGTATTTCAAATCCAGGCATTAAAACTAAATCAGTAATAATTTGAGATTCTTTTTCCTTTGCTAATTTCTTAAACTTATATCCACATTCAGGACAATCCATGATTGACGAATACATAAGATATGCGCATTTTGGACATTCTTTTATTCCTGCTTCACCTTGCTTGCTTTCTTTCTTTTTTAATGTCCATTTTCTTGGATGTTCCCAATAATTATGACGCTTTATGTTATTACCGAAATCAAGAATATAAAATCTTTTTTTGTCTTTTGATATTCTTGAACCTCTACCAGACATTTGTAAAAACAAAGGTAGGGATTTAGTAGCCCTATACAATATAACTACCTCAATATCGGGAACATCAAAGCCAGTTGTTAATATTCCATAATTTGAAATAATAGCCCCTTTTGTGTTTGTAAACCATTCTATAATTGATTTTCTTTCTATATCAGTCATATAACAATCAACGTGCTTTATATTCAACCCCTTTAAAATCCAGTCATTAACTAATTCTTTACTGCTTTCTACATTTGGAGCGAATAATATTGCTTTTTTACCTTTACATATTCTAATATAATTCTCATAAACCCCATGAAATAACTTTATTTCGCTAAATTTTTCACCCATTGTTTTCTCATCATAATCACCGCCCTTTGTTTTTATTCCTGTGAGGTCAACTTTTACACCGTATGAAACACAATTAGATAATTTATTTTTTAATATTAATTCGGGTGTGTCAATTACTTGTATAATGTCATCATAAAATTTCTCCAAGGTATATTGTTTACCATATCTGTACGGTGTTGCCGTAGCTCCAATTACATAAGTGTTGTTTGAAATATAATCAAATAATTTATCAAATATTGACTTGTGAGCTTCGTCAATAATTATTAAATCCATTGAATAAAGTAAGTCACGATATTCAGGTTTATTAATTCTACGCATGAAAGTTTGAACCATAGAAATATAAAGATTTTTACTAAAATCTACCTTTAAATTTGGCTTTATTTCTGACGGTTCCAAATTCATTCTAATAAGTGAACCACTAGACTGCGAAAATAATTCTTTTCTATCCGTTAAAATCAAAATTCTTTTATGACGTTCAATAGTTTGTTTTGTAATATAACTAAAAATAACAGTTTTACCACTTCCTGTTGGAGCGCATAAAATAACACGCTTTTTTCCATTAATGAAACTATATCGAATACTTTCTATATAATCTTTTTGATATTCATATAAATTAATCATATATCAAAGGGGTTTATTGATTTGATAATTTCGGCTTTTCTTTGAATATAATATTTATTCGTTCTGTCTTTAAATCTAGGATTGCCAAAAATTTGCTTTAACTCCGAACCTAGTTTTTTCATTGACAAAATTCGCTGTCTTGAATGCGTTTCGATTAAATCTTTTATTTCGGTTGCCGTTAACCATTCGCCGTCTTCTTTTGGTATGCTGAAGAATTTATTTATTAATTCTCTTTCAAATGGAATGCTCTCAAACTGTTTGCCTACTTCGTTTAATATTTCAAGTTCTGTTACCTCCAGTTGATATATTTCCCCATTTGAATAAGCTCTATGTAATTCAATAAACAGCTCATCTTTGTCTATTGAATTATATAAATCGTGATTTATATAATTAACATCTATTGGCAAAATTCTTGTATTACCAGTACTGTCATTTATTAACTGATGGTCATTTGAAGTGCCACATAATAAGGCTAAACGCTTATAATCCTCATTATAACGACCATAAGCGGCACGCAATGAAAAGTAATTTTTTGACGTTAATTCCTTAAATTTCTTTTCATCACTTTTTGACTTACCGCCCATTTCATCATCCATAACAATTAATTTTTCAGACATTAAAAGTTCATCATCTTTTCCCCTATCTAAATTAGATTCAGAATAATACGGCTGTAATGCACTAGGCAATAATCGTCTAAACCATTCTGTCTTACCCGTGTTTTGTCCGCCTGTCAATGCAAGTACGGAACGAACTGGATGACCATATATGCACGCTATAATACTTAACAGCCATTTCCTTATAAATCTGTCTTTTATTGCAGTGTTACTTTCAATAGTCCTACATAATTTTTCAATGTTTCCTGTCGATGTTCTGAATTTATTAGCTTCGATATATTCAAAAAATGGATTATATTCAGGTATTGCAGTTGATTGTATTATTCTATTAACAATGTCAAAGGTTATTGACTTGTCATCAAATATCATTCTGCAATCTAAAAAAACCGTGTTAAATTCTTTGTCATACATAGGAACTCCGTCCCATTCATATTTTCTAGTTATTATATTTTTTCTTATTTTATATTTTTTTAGTATATAATTAGACACATTTACAATCATGTTTTCAGCTCCTGAATCATTGCGTATATCTAAATCATTTCTACTATAAACCTCCTCAACTATTTCTAAAGCCTGCTCTTCATCAATGTTTTTTTCTTTTGATAGCTCTCTTACTATTTCTTTTTTTGGCGTGTTCATTCGCTTCGCTAACTTCACATTAGAAATAGCCTTATTTGCTGAATAACTTGAAAGGTCAACGCCTCCTTGTTTTAAAAAATAATAAAACGTCCCTACCGTTACACCTGTACCGTTTCTTTTTAATGCTATATCATACTGCTTTTTTGATTGTTCAAAATTAAACTTTTCAGAAAATGAACAAATTTTATAAAAATATTCTCGTCCACTTTCACCAAATCCGCACGCAATTGAAAAAGATAAAGCCAAATAATCCGAATATTCATCAACTACTGATTTATTAACTTGGTTAACTAAATCACAAATATCACTTTTAGGAACTAATATTGATAAATTCGGAACTTGTTTTTTCTTTTCAACTTTATTTTTTGATTTCTTTGATTTAATATTCAAATATAAATAAGGGTCATAAGATACAAACCTAGCGGATGCTACATTTTTTGGAGCTTCATCAACGACTATACCGTATGTCTTAAAATAATGCTCGGATAAAAAATTATAAGATTCTTTATGTTTTGAAGGGTCAATCTTACATATAACCGCAAAACCAGTACCACTAACTGAAAGTAAAGAAGCGTACGTATATTCATCTGAATTGATTTTTGTTCTATCGGTATAATCATCAACATCAATACAAATAAACCCTGAATGATTTTCTAAATTATCTTGACTTCTTTTTGAAAAAACGCCTCCAATTGTAACCGCTGGTAATGTTTCTTTGATTACCTTTCTTCTGTCTTTACTTTCTTCGGACCTAACAAGTTCTACTTGTTCTTTCCAATAACCCGTTTTAACTCGTTCTAAAAATTCATCTATTGAGGTTCTCTCAATATCTTTGTCTACGATTTTAACGCCCCTCCAATAACTAATCATGTTTTAATACGTTTTTATTCACGTTTATAAAAAGAATATGTAGCTGGAACGTGAACCACTTGCGTTGAACCGCTAAGCTCAAACTACATATTGCAAATATATTAAAAATTATAATAAAGCAACATAATATTTATAATTTCTGTCTATAAATTTAGGAGCGCCAAATAGTTTTTTTAATTCAATACCTAACATTTTAAGACTGTTGCATGGATATTCTGTATTGTCAATTATCATTGATTGTATTTCTGTTGCCGTTAAAAATAAACCACTATTATCAGTAGGGATTGACAATACAGTTAATATAGCATTTTCTAGGGTATTTTCTTTTTCTACAAATCCAAGTTGTTTTGCAAAAAATAACTCAAAATTATTCCTTTTTTCAATCTCATCTTTTGACCTAATAATATTTAATTCTTTTTTTGCCTCTTCAATTGAAATATCAAACCAGTTACCATTTAGCTTCTTATTAGAATATTTAAAATGTAGATAACTATTAACCCTGTTTGGATTATCAACCTCGACAAATCCAACTATCTCCCCTATATGTGGTGAATAAGTGCTGAACTGCTTAAAAGTTTCATCAAGTGAGCCGTTTATCGAAAACCCAATCTTTATTGGTGATAAATCATTGTGCTTAAAAAAATAAATAAATGCTTTCATAATTCTTTTTTTTTGCAAATATAGTAAAAAACAACAATAGAAGAAAATTCTACTCAAACTTACTCTTGTCTTGCTTTGCAAACCTAGTCACAGCTTGACTTATAGAGTGCAACAAGAGATACAAGGGTATAATTACTATAATATATGAGATAATAAAATAATATTTTACAAAAAAAAAAAAAAAAAAATATTTTCATTTAAACTTTGAAGTTTTTATTTCTACCCTTGCAAATGTTGAATATCAGTATTTTACGTTTTCATGTACCCTTGCAAACACAAAAAAAGCACCCGTTAAAGTGCTTTTTTTTGTTTTATTTATTACAAATTATTTGATTATTACTGTTTCTATATCCTCGATTCTTTTATTAATTCTGTTAAAACTGTTGTATATTTATTACTTTGTTCTTTCCAACAATGCCAAGCGTGATACCTTTTTTTAGTTTTTGGGCATTGTGTTTGGTTAATATATTTAACTGTTTGAAAATCGCACCATTTTAAGTTAAATTTAGCTACTCTATTACCAAGAATATAACCAATAATTGTGTGCTTGTATCTATCTTTTATAATTAAATCTTTATCAATATTAGGATTAAAAAATCCTGATTGGTCTACTACTTTTTTAGTTTTTGTATTAATTTTGGTATATTTCATGTTCAGAAATTGTTAAAGGGTTAATATTTGGATATTTAGTTCTAAAATCTTTTAGCGCATATTCCATTGATATAGCTATTAAAGTAACACCTGCTAATAATATAGGTATTTCTTGTTTTTGATAAGTAATATGATATTGTTTCATTTTATTATAATTTATAATTTACTAAATCGTTTAATTGCGCATAGCCACAAGTTATACGCAACCCTAAAAGAGCCTCGTCTGCGAAATGAAATCTGCATATCTTCTATTTTGTTTATTAAAGTATTCCTCATCAATTTCACAACCGACAAAGTCTAATTTATATCTGTTTGCTGAAATTCTACTACTGCCAGAGCCTAAATGAGTATCAATTATTTTCATTCCTTCTTTAGCGTATTTGTGAAAAATCCAATCATATAATTTAACAGGCTTTTGTGTTGGATGAAATTTACTTTGTTTATCCAAATATGCAGAGTATCTAAACATTTTTGGTGCTTTATCAAATGAAGTCCAAGCCATTTCACAATCTGCAAATGACAGTCCTTCGGGTATTTCTTTATCCCAAATAATGTAATTTTTGCAAGGTGGTAAGTCAAAGTAATTTCCACCCCAAATGATTTGATTTTTTGATATTCTAAACAATTCAGCAAAATATTCAGCAGTCGGAGTTTCTTTATCCCAATCTTTCGGCTTCCATTTTCTATTTTGTATTTTAGATGCCTTTTTACTTTTACCTGCACCCATATTCATATTTGCTAAATCTAATCCGTATGGTGGGTCAACTACTGCAATATCAAAATAATTGTCCTCGTATCGTTTCATTACCTCAATGCAATCTTCATTATAAACCTCCGATAAGGGCAGCGTATAACAGTGGTTTTGCGTCATTGGGGCTTTAGTGCTATCTATAATCATTTGTGCTTAAATTAAAATTTGTACTATCAATCGGCTTTAGTGCTGGAAATCCCCAACGAACGCAAAGCCACAAAACGTTAGTGGCAACCGTAGGACACCCTCCTAAAATAGCATCCTACGACCACAATTTGTTACAGCTTTAATCCGTCAGCAGTTGGTTCAATTACCGTTCCCGTTGAAGCATCTTTGCTTGATGGGTATGGATTAGCTTCCCCAAGTCGTTTTAAATCCATTCCTAACCACATTACACCTTCTTGAAGTTTAGTAATTGCCAAACTTCTTTCACGGCTTGATGGCAGGTCTTTGATACGCTGAATAATATCATCCGTATCTTTTCTTAACTGTTTGTTTTTGGTTACTTCTTCTTCGTAAGTAAACCCTTGTAACGCTGATGAATTTTCCATCTTTTTAAATTGTGAGTTTTACAAAGCCGCTCAAGGCATTATCGTGAAACGGCAGCCACTAACAAATGCTTTACGCAAGTGGGGTTGACGTGGTTAAATCAAGTTCAGTTCTCCGATTTGGCTTTAGTGCTAAGTTGAAAATTCGTTCTCCGAAATCCCCACCTGCGTAAAGCAAAATCGTTATAAGCCATTTTAGGACACCACCTTATCGACAATTCCTGTACCTGAACAAACATCGCATTCCCAACCTTCCGCACCTTGTTCACCCATATCAATATATCCGCCACCGCATCCATCGCATTGTTGGCAAATTTCAACATTTGAAGCAGATGCTAAAAGATTAAAGTATCGTTTAAATCTCTTTGCTTCATCAAGTTCGGTTTTTAGCTCTTTGTTTTTATCTTCTAATTTTTGGAATCTTTCTTTAGTGCTATAATAGCTGCTTGCGTCCCATTCAAGTTTGGTTATGGCTTCTTTAAATTTGCCAACAATTTCCTTTGCTTCTTTATATTCCATTACTTTAGATTTGTGAAGAAAAACGGCTTATAACTGCACATTGCCAAAAGTGGCGGGTTGGTGCTAATATCAACTGTTGTGCTTCGGTTTAACATTTGTTTTTATATCAAGTTTAGTGCTTCGTATTCGCCACCTTCGGCAATCTGCATAACGTTAGGCGATATGGCAGGAAACCCCACCATACCGACAAACTTTTGACTAAATACTTTCAATTTCATTTTTAGCCCATTTTTTAAACGCTTCAAACTTTTCTTTTATCAATGCTTTTTTCTCATTTTCAACATTAATTTCAGCAATTGAAAACCCATCAACCCAAATAGACAATTGTTTTTTTATTGGTGCTTTTGCGTTTTTTTCTGCTTCGGCTTTTGCTTTTAATTCGGCTTGTTTGCGGTCATTTTCTGCTTTAATTTCAGCGGCTTTTTTAGCTTGTAATTCAGCTTCAATTTTTGCTTTTGCTTCTTGCTCTGCTTTTAATTTTGCTTTATTTTCAGCTTCAATTCTATCTGCTTCGGCTTTTGCTTTTGCTCTTTCTTCTGCTAATTTTTGTTCATTAGCTTTTCGCTCCGCTTCAATTTCCTTTTCTCTTTTCTCTGCTTCGGCTTTTAGTCTTTCATTTTCTAATCTTTGTTGTTCCCTTGCTTCTGCATCAGCCTTTTCTTTTGCAATTATTTCTTCCTCTGCTTTGCGTTCTGCTTCAATTTTTGCTTCATAAGTAGATTTCAATCCATTTAAAAAACTATCAAAACTTTCATCACT